AGTAAATTATTAAAGGCATTCCATAGATTTTGGATTATTTGAGTTCCAGTATTACCAGAAGCCCATGCATTTGAGAATGCAGTTCCTATCTCAGTAATGATTTGAAATATATTTCTAAATATTGTTAGCAATATAGTAAATGTAGTTTGAGCGGTTCCATTTGAAGCTACCTCATTTATTGATAGTCCTATTTGATGTATTAAACCTAATATACTGTTTATTGCATCAAATATAGATTGTATTAGTGAAGTACCAAGTCCCGCTGTATCCCAAGCTTTAGAAAAAGCTATGCCTATATTACCTACAAAATCAAGAATATCTTGGACTATCTTTAGTATGTTGGTTAAGAATAATGTACCAGTACCATTGGTCCATACCTGCATAAAGCTTCTGCCTATAGATTCAGCCGCCGCTTTGATTCCATCTAATGCATGTTTAGCAGCATTAATAGTATTAAGCCCTTCTGCCGCCCATGCTTCTTGAAATGGCTTCCATAGATTAGACATTATATCTTTAAATTTATCAGCCCAAGCTTGAGTAGCCGCTTCTATTGGGGCCATATTTGCCATTGGAGTAATTGGGGTTGTAACTCCGCTTCCTGGTGTAGCTTCTTCTTTAGGGGTATCGGTTTGCAGTTGATGAACTTCATCAAAGTCCATTATACTGTTTTGAACTTCCTTATTTGCCTTCTTAGCTGCTTTGCCTACACCAGTTAAACTATTTGCTGCTTTGTCTGCCGCCTTATCCGCCATGTTCATAGCACCAATTTGACTTTGCATTGCTTGCGCTGACTTAAAGCTTGCATCATATGTAGTTCCAAATAGTTGACTTAGGAAACTTGCAAGATAAGCTGTAGCAGTAGATAATGCACTCATAAGAGAGTTAAGTGCCGGCAATATAGCATTATAAATAGGCATAAAAGCTGTGTGCAGATTACTTTTAATTTGATTAAGACTACTAGCAAACTGTGCATTTACCATTAACGTAGCACCAATGAACTTACCAAGAGAAGTAATTCCCCCAATAACCATAGGAAATATTAATCCCCAAGTAAACATACTCTGTATGAACATACCTATTCCACCATAGGCACGATTCATATTATGGTTCATATCTTTAGTAGAACTACTTACACTTTTAATTCCCTTATTTGCTTTAGTGGAACTATTATTAATCTGCTTGAGTTTACTATCTGCTGCTCCTATACCAGCCCCTGCATTTTTAGCTGCACTACCTAAAATTTCAAACTGTTTATCTAAGTCAGCAAGCTTGAAGCCCATCTTATCAGATTGGCCAATAAGTCTATTTATAGCAGATTCTGTTTTTAAAATTTGTTCTTGAATTTTATTCTTTCTAGATCCATCAAAGGCTTGACTATAGGATTCTTTTAGTCCTACAAGTTTAGCCTGTTGTTGTTCTATTTTGGAATTAGTAATATCTAAACTCTTACCCATGTTATCTATTTGAGATTTTAGAGCCTCCATATTAACCCCAGTATTTACTTTAGGCATTGGAGGTGCTCTCGGCTGTGGTATTTTAGTTCTGGTATTTTGATTAGGCATAGGTATATTTTCAGGAATATCAAAATCAACTGGAATTTTTATTCTTTTTAAATTAGCCATAGCTTTTTCTATAGCTTCACTGATATTTTTCTCAATAAGTTTTTGCATTGCATTCATAGAAGCTTCCATGGAATTTGTCATACTCTTGCCAATATCTATGCTTCCTATATTCTTTAATGAGGCTTCTAGTTGTTTACCTATTTTGCTTGCAACTTGATCTATTTGTTTTCCTAAGTCACTAGTAACCTCTAAATCCAAACTAATTTTTCCTACCGAATTATTATCTGCCACAGTTTCACCTCCTTTTAGACAAAATAAAAACACCTAGAATTAACTAAGTGTTTAACAGGATAATTTATAATTTCCACGTATGACCACAATTAAGGCATTTAACTTTTCCTTTTTTTATTTTATCAGAGCTTAACCCTCCCATTGTTGCACCTGCAGCTGTACCTAAAGGGCCAGCAATTGAACCTATTGCTCCACCAACTACAGCTCTACCTAAACTTAATTTCTTTCTTTTATCAAGATAAGTTAAACTAGTTGATTTACATTTAGGGCAAAACGGAACATGATCTCTTTTGAGTTGCTCCAGTCTTTCTTTCTTATATTCTTTTTCAGTCTTTTTAGCTTCTTTTTTAGCTTCTTGATTGTCTTTTTCCTTTTGTACCATGGCAGTAAAAGTATATTTTTCTCTTTCTTTTTTTACACCATCCCAAAAACCAGGTTTTTGTTCTCTTGGTTCTTGCTGTTCTTGTTTCTCTTGTACTTTTTCAGTTTTTAATTCTATATTTTTTATCATGTTTTCTTTATTCTTAATTTTATTTTCTTCTATTTTAGCTGTTCTTTCTTTATATTTAGCATCTATTTCAATTAGTCTTTGCTTATGCTTTTCATTGTTTGCTTTAATTTTTTCTTTGCCTTCTTTATCTATTTGATCCAATTTTTCTTTAGTTTCACCCCAAGATTTTTTCATATTACCCCAGAATCCCATACAAATACCCCCTCTTTTTACCACAATTATACTATATTTTTAGAAGTACTTGTATAGATTAACCAAAGGCTTTTGCAAACATTTCTTCTATTTCTTTAATCTGTGCTTCTTTTTCTTCTTCTGTCATATTAGAGACCTGTCTAGTTCTCCACTCATTTCTTATATTACGCTGTTCCTGCGTGAAGTTCTTAAGAATATCCTTATCCTCCTCACTTCTTATAGAAACAATCTGTCCGAGTGGAGTTTTAGGCATTATTCCAGCTAGAAGAGTACAAAACTCTGACCAAGACATATCTGGTTCATTTCTAAGTCTTATCCCATATTGAGCTGTAAAACTAGCTTCAATAAGCCCCCAGTCATCATATATATCATACCATTCTGCTACTTTTTTTTATTTTGTTCCTTAGCTTCCTTTTCCACTTCTTCAAGAGATGTACCACCTATTGCTGCCATGATAACATTGATTATTGTAGTGTAGTTTGGAATAGTTAATTTAAGACTTTCTATATAGTCAAAGGCTTGATCTCCAAGTGCTATCTTAATAACCTGGTCCATTTTTTCAAAATTACCTACTTCTTTATCCTTATATAGGTCATCAATTTTAAGACCTACAGCTTTATGCGTGTTTATTTTAAAAGTGTGTTCTTTGTCAATTTTTACTTCCGGCTTGGAATTATCAAGCCTGTTTGATATATCATATAATCTTCCCATTTATAAATTCCTCCTTAAGTCGCTGCCGTATATGTTGGTTTACCATCTGATTGTAATTCAAGCTCTAATCCAGATACATTTGTACTATCTCCACCGAATGGTGTAGTTACATTAACAATGCAATCAAATGTTAATTTCGCACCACTAGGAAATGCAATTGCAGCTTTACTAGAACATTCAAGTCCACTCTTCCAGGCTAGTTCTGCAACGTAATCATTCCCTAGGTCTCCTACATTTCTCTTGCCATTAAGACCAATAGTAAATCCTTTACCAGTCATTAATCGTCTTATCCAACCCTCCGTATCCATAGGAGTCCATTCTTCTATATTTCCATCAATAGATGGGGAGAAAGTTTCCATATCCTTTATTGTTTTCATGTCCGTTTCTATGCTTTCTCTGCCTTTTGTACCTATTTGAAATTGCAGATTAAATACTGGATAAACTCCACCTGTAAATGCCATATTTCATTACCTACCTTTCATAAATTATATTTACTTCTATTACAAATTCAAAAATACCATTACCATCTGTCCCTACTCCTATAGGCTCACTAGTTCTCATATCAAACATAATAACCCTTTTATCTGCTATAACATCGCTTTGACCAAAGAGTAGATTATATATTTCTTGTGCCTTTTGCTCTGCTGGAGTAGTATTCTTGCCCCAATGAATTAGGATTGATATAGACTTCTTAGCATAGGTTGTATTATCTAATCCACCTATAGCTATATTAGGCTTTCCACCTTCTATAGAGTAGATTCCAATACATTGTTCTACACTTCCATCTATTTTACCTACGTACCACTTAGGGCAATCTATTTTAGTTTTAAGCCAGTCTTTTATTTCACTGAGTAACATTATTTAACCAGCCCCTTACTTAACTGTTTAAAAAACTTCATATAGGTATCTTTTATAAATTCTTTCTTATCTCCACTGATATAAGTTTCCATCCACTTACCTTGTGCATTAATGTTCTTATCTTTCCTAAAGTCATATTCAGGATGCCAATATAAACGTCTTGCATAGGGTGTGTTAAAAACTATGGATACTATAAAATCGTGGAGTCTTGATGTATCTACATATCCACTTCTTTCAAGTTCTCCAGATTGTTTAGGCACTACAGCAGAAGTTACTATGTCAGTTTTTACAGCTTCCATTGTCATTTCTAATGCTTGCCCTTGTATCTTTTCTAAATTATCTATAGCAGAAGTATTAAGTTTTATTTTTACTTTAGCTTTCATTACATCAAATCCAATTCAGTAGAAAAGACTGTGCCATCTGGATTCTTTGGTCTTGAAGATTTAAATATATCTTTCTTAACCTCACCAACTTGAACATAGCCTTCTATTATTTTACCTGGATTAATGTCCCCAGGGACTATTACTTTACCTGAGAGGGTTACAAGCTTCCTATCCTTATCCAGTGTCTGCCTTGTCTTTTCTTCATAGAAAGCTTTACCTTCAAAGAGAATGGTTTCGTCAGGGCCACCATCCTCATTTGTTTCGGTTTGATAAATCTTTAAATCAGTGTTTAATATCCACTTTGGAAATGGTAGTTTACCTTTCATAGTACCACCTCATAATATCCTACAAGTCAAGCCTGTTTGACTAAGATAATTTACTACAGAGTTTGGAGTTCTTACTCCGTTAGATTCTTTCCCAAAGCTTACATTAACACTTCCAGCACTATAACTATCTACAGGTAAATCTAAATAGTCACCATATTGATATTTAAACTCAACTTGGATGCATACAGCTTTCATAATTTTATCCTGCTGAAATGGAGTAAGATTATCAAATCCTATACCTGTTATCCTGTTATAAGTTAAGGTATCTACATTGTCACTGGCAAGCTCTAATTTATTCTCCAGTTCATCATCAGGTACAATTACACCTTTATAGGTATTCTTATAATAATTTGAATCTACATAAGCCATAATTATTTACCCTCAGGGTCAGGAGTTGAATCTTTTATCTTTTTCAGAATACCATCTTTTTTAGTTAAGCCAGTAAGATCTATTCCTTTACCTTCTGCATAAGCTTTTAATTCATCTACAGTCATGTCATCTACACTTTTTACATCATCTTTTATTTCTTCAACGATGTATTTATGTTGTTGAAACCAAGGAACTAATTCTTTTCTTCCTGTTAAACCTACACCATGCGAAAAAGCTACACCAGCAGATATACCTGTATAGCCTGTATTAGGTGAACTTATTTTAAACATATTATCCCTCCTATGATACTTTAATCTTTCTCATTACTCCTGCTGCCTTAGTTGCTTCAAGTGCTACTGCTGCAACCATTTCAACTTCACCAGTTTTTACAGCTCCTGAAGTAGTGTAATCTGGAAGCCATGTTTTAATTGGTGGTTGGCCAGCCATAGAAATACCATGGAATCCGTCCATACCAAGTCTTACAGCATAAAGAGAAGTTAATCCTGCATTCTCTCCAGTTCCTACAGGTATTACTGGATCGTTGGTTCCTGCTTTCGCCCCAAGATCAACAAAAGGAACATTGTTATAACTTTCAATCTGCTTTCCAAAATCATTCAGTGCAGTTTGGTAAGCACCAGAACGTCTTGCACATGCTCTTATCTTTGCTATAAGTTTAGTGTTACCAGCCATAAAGCTTGGTGATCCATCTAATCCAGTTAAGAATTCATCTAGTTCATCAAGAAATACTTTATAGTTAGTATCAATAGCAGCTGAGTTAGATAAATCAATAGCAGCACCAGGTACATACTCAGTAGAACTTCCTGCAAGTGCTTTTTCAAGTCCATCAAAAGCATCTGTTACAACTGCACTATCACCATTTATAACCGTATCGTTAAATAGTGCTTGTGCTGCTTTAATTTTCTGAGCCATTTGAATTGTTACTTCTTTAGCCGCTCCACCCAAGTCAGCTATAATTCTATCAATTTGAAAGCTTCCACCAAATACTTTTAAATCAGCATAGTATTTATCTTTAGAAACTTCTCCTGGTGTGTACTCACTGTTTATTGCTCTGAATTGTGCAGTAGGTTGTGTTGTAAGCCTTAAATATGAATAGGTCATTGTAGCACCTCCACCAGTAGGAGAAACTACATCATCAAAGGTTAAATTGTCTAGTAAGAAGTTATTTTTTCTAAATTCATCTATAACCCCTACTTGTAAATCATCTTGTAATTGTTTGCTTGCTTCTGCAAGTGTAATCATCATTCATCATCCTTTCTATTTTGTTAAATTTGATGCATTTTGAAAGTGTGCTGCTACAGCTCCAAATAAATTAGTAGGTTTTGTTTGCTGCTGTTGATTGCTTTTTCCATCAGCACCAACATGGAATCCTGGTAATATATCAGTCTTAGTATTAGTTGTATCTTCTTGCTTAAATAAGAAAGCTTTGGATTCTTTCAATCCTTTAAGCTGTTCATCAAGACCAGTAACCTTGCCATCATCATTTAAAATAAGCTTTGATTTATCTATTAGCCCTGAAACTATATCTTCATCCTGAACCTTACCAGCTACTGATAACTTAATAGCATTACTTAATTGAAGATCTTTAAGTTGCTCCTGGTATTTTGTTTCTTTCTCTTGATTCTCAGTCTGTAAGTTTGCTATCTGAGTTTTAAGTTCTTCATTATCTCCAGCTGACTTCTTAAGGTTTTCAAGCTGAGTAGCATTTTCTTTTACGGTGGTTCTGAGATTCTTATTTTCCTCATTAACAGTATCAAACTTTTGTTTTTCAACATAAGACTTCAATTCCTCTGTAGAAGCTTCTACCGCCTTTTTAGCCTGTTCCTCTGTAAGTCCTAGTGCTATAAATTGCTCTTTATTCACTTATAAATCAATCCTTTCCTTTATTTTTAAACAGTTTAGCGTCTTATTTAGGACAAAATAAAAAAGCCTTATTGCTAAGACTTAAAATAATTGTACAATCCCTTCTAATATGGTAATATTTTGTTGAAAGGAGGTGTCATTTTATGGGTATAAAAATATCTGATATACTACAAATAATAGCTATTATAGCATCTACATTAACATCTATTACTTCAATAGTTATTGCATTAAGGTCTTTAAAACTAACAAATAAATCAATTCTAGATTCTAATAGACCTTATGTTGTTGTATATTCTGACTTCATGCAAATCTCATCAACAAGAATGAATTACATTATTATAAAAAATTATGGCAAGTCTAGTGCTATTATTGACAAAATAACCTTTAGTAATGATAATTTCTATGCTGGTGATAATAGACCATTTCATAATTTAACAAGCTGCTCTATTGCTCCTAATCAGTTTTACTCTACCAGAGTTAAATATAAAAAAGATCCTTATATATCATTTGATGTTCAAATAGAATATCATGACAGGATATCAACGTATAAAGAAACATTTACTATTAACACTGAAGCCTTAGCTAAACAAGGAGTTCAATTAACTACTAATAATCAACAAAACGAATTAGAAAAAACAATTTCTATGAGTGTTCAAGAGATAATTAGAAGAAATTTCTAGTTTTTTACAAAATAAAAAGCACCTACTATCTTTACTTAGTAAGTGCTTTTAAATTACTTCTATAGACTTTATTTCATTTTCATACAACTCATAACTCAATTCATCTGTTTCTAATCCTATGCTATCAATTTCAGGCTCATTGTCTAAGGCTTGAGTAAAATCCACACATTTACCTTCAAATACTTTGCCGCTTAAACAAGTTACTTTTATTCTTTTCCCTACATACTCCCATAAACTCATGCAATCACTCCCTCATCATAGGCACTATATGAACACCTTTTTTAGAATAATGTAGTTTAAATCTATTTGTCGTTGATTCTTCTTTAGTCGTATTATTAACATTGACTCCTATATCTTTATCTATTTTTATAATTTCTTTTTTATCCCACTCACCATTTTGGTTTAGTCTTATAGTTCCTTTACCAGCATATTTGTTTACAAGTTCCTGCACTTCTTTTTCAGAGATAGTCAAATAACTTCTACCTTCTATATAATTATTATGGCCAAGAATGTGTTTACCCTGCTTACCAGGTTCAATACTTAATGGCTGCTTACCTGATTTAATTAAATCTCTTATTTCTTTTATCTTAACATTTTCAGTATTAGTTTTCAATGTTTCCCTATTTACTTTTACATCTTTATTACTTACTCCTGGTCCTGGTTTTTCTCTTGTATAATCCCTTCTAAGTTCTGGATTATCCTTTAGATGTTGTCTTAACTTATCATGTAACTCTTTAACCTTATCACTGGCCATCTGCACATTCTTAGGATCTAAAGAACCTGCTTCACGCCTTTTCCATCTTCTTATTTCTCTCTCAATAGCTCTCTGCCTTTGCTCAGCTTTATAATTAGCATTAATAATATCTTCCTTAGGTACCTTAGGCAATTTTGTTATACCAGGAAAATAAGTTGCTAATGTATGCCTACAGTTAGGATGTAATAAACCTTTGGCCATAGCTTCACTTAAGAGTGGGTAATCTCCATCAGCTTTAGTGCCATGACTAAATACATCATCTATAAGTATTTTCCCTTGCCAAGGTAAACATAGCTTACAAGTATTTGCATGAGCCGACACAACAACTAAATGCATTCCCCATTCATCACGTTTCTTACCTTCACCTAAAAAGGTTGCTCTCTGACTAGCTGTTCTTAAAGCCATTTCAGCGTATGAAGCTACGTTTACTCTCTTGCCATCTTTATACACTATTGAGTTAACACCTGCGTCTAAGAAGTCCTTAGTAGTCATATCAATAGCCTGGTTCAAACTTGTAGCTCCACTCTGTAAATATACATGAGTTTTATATATTGTCTGCCTATATACGTCATCCATTTTTCTTAAAATAGAGTGCTCTGCTGTCTTGATATCCTTCTTTACTGAATCTGTAAGAGCTTTAAGCTTTTTATCATTCATGCCAAAGAAATTATTTTCCTGCGGTGGCGGATTTTCAGGTGCTTTTTTTAATTCAACTTTTGGCAATATATCAGATAAAGATTCTATACCAGTTTCAGGACTTTTTTTATCAATCTTAATAGGTTTTAAGTCTTTGGGTAAATCAATCTCTGGATAATCTTTTTTCACCTTATCTACAGTTTTTTCTACTCTATTTTCTCCAGTTTTAAAGCTTTCATCAAGTACTGTATCTATGGTTTTTTGTATTGGATCACTGTATTCTCCAATGATTTTTTTATTCTCATTTCTGTACTTCTCAATATGTCTAAGCTTGGATAGCTGCCACTGTTCCCACTCAAAACCTTCTTTTAATTCTTCATTCTTATGTCTAAAAAAAGTTCTTTTCAATGCTGAAACGAGATCCAGTTCCATTCTCTGAAATATCTCTCTTAGACTATATGGGTTCCTATTTTCAGCCATGACTATTCACCTGCAGGTGGAACTATATCATCTAGTGGAGGATCACTGCCATTGATTGCGGGTTCATCTACAGTTGTTAGTCCTGATTGTTCTTTCAGCCTTTGAACTTCAAGGGCCTTTTCTTCATCTGTCCAGGTATCACCATATAATTCTTCTACACATTGCTCTATAGACATGATACCGTTCATTTTAGCCTTTCCAACAGTTTCAACTACAGTATCAAAGGAAGGTGATGCATACTCACCAA